CAGCGCCGCGCCGGAACCGGAAAGCCCGACGTCGAGGTCGGCGATGGGCGCGGCGGACGCATCGTAGGCCCGCGCCCAGGCGGCGGTGCCGGAGTGGTCGCAGATCGCGGGGTCGGGCAGGGTCGCCTCAAAGACATCGTCGGTCACCACGCCGGCCGGGCTCGCCAGATCGAAGCCGACCAGCGCCGTCTGCGTGGTGATGGCCGTATCGGCCGTGGCGGGCCGGGGGGCGTCGTAGAGCACGATCCGGCCGCCATCCAGCCACGCGGCGGTCAGTTCGCCCCGGGATTCCCGGCGGGCGAGGGTGAAGGCGATGAAATCCTCGCTCATACGGTGGGCGTCAGGCGGTCGGCAATGGCCGCGTTCAGCGGCTCGGCCTCATGACTATCGAACGCCACCGCGTAATAGCCCCCGGCGATGACGGGCAGATCGGCAAACACATACGCGCCGTCCGGGGCCGACACGGTTTTCTTCAGCACCTGACCGGTGGGGCGGTAATGCAGGAACACGCGGTACGGACCCGGCGCGCCCAGGCGATCCACGACGCCCGCGATCGTGCCCGGTCCGGCGTTGTTGTTTTTCCGAAGAATGGCCGACTGCGGCAGGATGCGTCCGGCCATGGCTCACCTCCAGGGGCCGGTCAGGTCGATGAGCGTGGTTCCGGGGACACCGCTATGAACATGCTGAACTCGAAACTTGCGCCCGGCGTATCCGGTGACGTTCTCGATCAGCGTTCCATCCGTCGGGTGCGTCCCCGTGATGCCGTTAAAAAACCCCGGCATCAGCCCGCGCGGAACCGTGTCGCCTTCCCAAATTTCCACCGGCCAGGCCAGCAGCCCGCCGATGGTCGGCACGGGGTAAGCGACGCCGGAGGCATTGCCGATGTTATATCCCGTCGCGCCATGCGAGTAGCGCCGGGTGCCGACCGCGCCGCCGCTTTGGGTGTACGAACGGGCGAGCTTGCCGGTATCGGTTTGATGTGTATAGATTAACTGGCCGTAATAATAAATCGCCGACCCCATGCCGATAAGGGCGCTGTGATAGGAATCGGGCTCCAGATACGGCACCACGTCGCCGAAAAACCCACAGGCGAAAACGGCGGTCGGAACGCTAGCGTCGGGGCGGACGAACCAGTACGCGGCGGCACCGTCGGCGTACAGTGCCCAGGCTCGCGCGTCGCCGGTGTTGTATTGCGACTTCGCCAGATAATCGCCGACGCCGCCGGTCCCGGTATCCACGTCCGACATCGTCTCGAACATCCCGATGTAGGGATACTGGTTGTTGGTATCGTTGATCCGATACAACTGCGGCGTCGCATTGACCCGCTGATAGACGCGCTTGTGGGTCGCGGTGTACAGGATGCTCCAGCCCGCCGGGGCCATCTTGGCGGTGATCGTCCCGGTCGCGGTCTGATTGGAGATGCCGGTCGCATCGAAGGTAAAGGTGGTGGCGCCGGTTCGGGTGATGCGCTTCTCGCCGTTCAACCCGGACGGCGTCGCCCCCGCGATCAGCACCACGGTGTAGTCGAGAAACCCATGCCCGGCGCTCTGGGTCGCCGTGGCGACATTCCCGGACACGACCACGGAATCCAGCGTCACCGAGCCGAAACCGTTCACCAAGCAGGCATCGAGCCAGTCGACGCCCGCCCCGTTCAACCCCGTCAGCACCGGCGCGCCGGCCATGGTGCTGTCGAACCATTTCACGGAGACGGGATTGGGCATGGCGTCAGGCTTCCATCGGAGAGTGGTTGACGTTCTTAATCCAGACCCAGGCCGCCGCCGCCAGCAGCAGCCGCAACGATTGCGGCATCATGGCGTTCGCGTCGTCCAGCAGGTCCGCGCCGAGAAGAACAGTTTCACAAGCGGACAAATAGGACTGGCCTTTCTCAAGGGCCGCCAGTCGGTCGCGGGCCTTGCCCCAGGCTTGGCCTCCATCTCCAGAAATCTCGACCATGACCCGATGCAGTTGATCGAGCTGGTCGTGACGGAGGCGGCCGAAACCGGGTTCAGGCATCGACGTTCCCCACGAAAATCAGTTCGACCGCGTCGATGTCCCCGGTCGGGTCGGACGGCTGGACGGCCCGGATCAGGTCCACGGGAGTCGCCGCGCCGATGAGATTGAAGCGCAGGCAGTTGCCGGTGGCCCAGCCCGCGCCCCAGCCGCGAGAGTCGATGGTGAAATAGGTTTTCCCGGTCAGCAGGTTGGTCGGGGCGCAATTCTCGCTGATGGTGCCGACGGCGATCAGGCCCAGATTCTCGCCGATGACCTGAAAAGCCGAGGCGCTGGTGAACTTGACCAGAAAGCGGTCGGGGTAGGCCCCTTCGTTCGTCGTGGCGATGGGATACAGAATATTGTTGTACTGCGCCAGCGGTTCCGAACCGATCCGTTCGTCCGACCACTCGGACGTCCAGGTACTTTGCGCGAACACGTTCGCGACGCGCGCTTGCAGCGTGCCGGCGTACAGCACGCCCGACACCTTCGCCTCGTCTTCCGGGTAGACGTGCGACAGCGCCTTGTTGAGGCGCAGCGTGCCGTTAATGTCGGTTTCGACCAGCCGCGCCAGGTCGGCCACCGTATGATAAATCGTATAGGGGCCGGTGTAGCCGGTCAGGTCCAGCGTCGGGCTCATCGTGATCAGGCCCAGCGCCCGATCGATCGTATAGAAGTCCGCCGGCAACCGCTGGCGGTCCACGTCCTCGATGGCGACCCGGTAGAGCCGGACGCGGCCGCAGTCGAGCACCTGGGTGGGGCTGAGCGAGCTTTCCGCGAACGAATCGGTATGGTGGACCAAAACCAGCCGGCCGGTGTTGAAAATCAGCGCCCGGCCGTCCGGCGGCAGGCGGGCGGCGTTCAGACCGAGCAGGGTGGAATCGGGCGGCAGCATCGTGGACGCCACCGCGTTGTAGACGATGGAACTGGCCAGCACCAACTTCGGTTTCCAGATTTTCAGCGTGCCGCCGAAATCGATGCGGGCGTCCGGGTCGTACCAGGGTTCGGCTTTTTCCTGCACGGTCAAATCGGCGTCGACCTTCCAGCTTCCGAACCGCGCCTCGATCACGCCCAGCAGCGCGTCCACCCGAATCGACGCGTCGCCGTCCTGGAGCACGCCGGTGCCGTCCACGGTCTTGCTCTTGACCGCGCCGGCCATGGTGGTCCAGCGCAGTTGCAGCGTGCCCGGCTTGAGCGGCGCCACCGGCGCGCGGAACACCACGCGATCCAGCGGGTGCCAGTCCATCGTGGTGACCAGCGAATCCAGCGTCACCGCGTTGGGTTGCGCCGTCCACGACGAAATAAACGCCCGCCCCGTCGAGGGGTCGAGGCTGCCGGCCAGCGTTCCGGCGCCGGTATCCGGTCCGGGATTGCGGTAAATCTGCCCGGCGGTTTCCACGTAGCGGTCATCGCCGATGCGGAACGCGGCGCTGCCGGGCACGAGGGTTTCGGCATAACCCGGCGTGAGGTCGAGGGTCAACTGAGACAGCGTCACGACCTCGGACGCCGAGGTATCGCCGCCGGTCACGCGATACTTCACCGTCACCACGCCGCCGCTGTTGGGATAGAGCACGGTGACGGGCGCCACGGCAAAACCGGTGGTCTTGGTGCTGTAACTGGAAACTGCGCCGGAGTCCAGATTCCAGGACCCGGCATCGTCGGTCATGACCGTCGAGCCGATCGCGGTGTTGGCATAGGTCGACATTACCGCTGCGGCTTCCACGTCGGGCAGGAAATCGAGCGTGCCCGCCGCGTAGTTGATCGTCCCGTCGGTGCCGTTGGGGATGACGAGCGCGCCGGCGCCGTCGTCGCGCACCGTGATTTGGCCTTTGACGGTGGCGAGGGTATAGCCGCTTTCGTGGCTGGACGAACCGGACAGTTCGGTCCGGGTCAGCCAGGGCGCGCCCGCGCCGCCGATGCCGGCGGAAGATGTCGCCGTGGCCACGTAGGAGCCGCCGACGGGCGCCGATTCCACGTTCCATTCCACCTCGACCGAGCCGGGCCGCAGGTTGGGATCGGCGAGCGTCAGCGCCAGGTGCCCGCTTCCATTCCGAACCGGGGCGGTGAAGGTCTGGACGCTGGGCGTTCCCCAATCGTACTCGATGGTGAATTCCGTCCCGCCGGCCGGCAATACGTCCGGCCGCACCCACCATTCGCCCGTCGCGTAGCGAATGGCGCCGACGCCGCCGGTTCCGGTCAGCAGGCCGTCGCCGGCCGGATCGTCGTCCACGGTGTAAGTGGTGGCGCCGACGGTCCAGGAAACGGCGACCGTGCCCGGCGCCACGCCGGGATGTTCGGTTTGCCCGCGCGCGACGGGCGCTTCCACCGTGTCCCCACCGCGCGCGGTGTAGACGGCCGGCGTGCCCCAGGCATAAATGATTTCGCTGCCCACGTCGGGCAACGCGCCGGCGGTGAACTGCGCCGTTCCCGTGCCGAAGTTCAGCGAACCGGACCCGTAACTCGAATCCACGCCCCGCAGCAGTCCGCCGCCCTGATCCTGGATGACGTACCACTGATTGTTGACCCGGTAACTGATCCGCAGCGTGCCCGGCGCGGGAATCGGCGCCAGCGTCAGCACCCAGACGAAGCCGCGATTCTCGGCGGTGACGACCTGGGCGGCGGTATCGGCGACCTGCAACGGCCGGGCCGCCGGCCGGAAGGTGACGACTTTGTTGGCCGTGCCGTAGTTCGGGCAGGCCGAGTTCCAGCGCACGACGCCGTTCCCGTAGTCGACGCTCCCGACGTCGGCGCCCGCCAGGCGAACGGCGCCGTTGTCGTCGGTCAGGGTGGCCCCCGAGACCGCCAGGCTCAGCGTGCCCGGCAGGATGCCGGTTCCGCAGTACAGCGAGGCATCGGGCTTGACGCAGAGGGTGGTGGTGGAAAACGCAATCGTGCCAGCGTTGCCGCCGATCAGGGCCGGCGAATCGCCGCCGGGCGTCACGTCGGGCAGGGCGGTTTCGCTGAAGGCGGTCGGGATAACCGGCATGTAGAGCGAGTCCACCTTGCAGGAAAAATCGCCGATGCCGGCCTCCTCGGTCAGGGGGGCGACCCCGAACAGCGGCACGGCCTCGGCGTTGTAGCGGGTGCCGTAGACCAGCGCGCCGGTCGAAACCGCCGGATCGGCCCGACTGGGTTCCACCCCGGTGTAGTTCCCCTCCAGCGGTTCGGCGATTTCGCACACCACCTCGCGCACCGAATAGACCCCGTTCGCGTCGTACTGATTGCGCAAGGCGTCGGTCACTCGCGTGATCCACAGAAACTGGTTGTCGGACTCGACGCCGGCGGTCAGCTTGACCAGCTCCAGCCGCCCCCCGACGGGCGGGAGTTCGTTCTCCGGCCGCTGCCACAGCACGACCGCCCGCTGGCCGATCAGATGCTGGCCCCACAGCCAGCCGTTCCAGCGCGCGCCGCGCGTGATGGTCTGCTCCAGCCGGTTCTTCAGATCGGCGCGTTCGTCGTAGAACGAGCCGGTGGAAAACAGTGCCACGGTCACGGCCGAATCGGCCGGCGCCGCGAACACCGCCACGCCGGCGTCCAGGTACTTGTCGGTGTCCGGCGAGGTCACCGCCGCGTAGACCTTGCGAATCGACACGTCGCCGGCCGCCCGGTCCACGTCGGACAGGTCGTCGAAAATCTGGTTTTCGACGCCCGAAACCACTTCGGTGGCGGTCATGCGGCCGCCGCCGTCGTCGGTATCGGTCATCCGTTCGGACTGATAGAACTTCAGGTCGGCGACGGTGATAGCCATGAGGTTCCTTTAGGCCGCCGCGCGGCGCGCCTGTTCGAGGGCGCCGAGGAAGGCGGCCGGGTCGGTGGCGGTCGTGGTGGTCAGCGTGCGGCCGGACGGCGCCGCCAATTGGACGGTGTAGGTTTTCCCGGAACTTCCCGCGCTGCCGGCGGCGGGGCCGGCGGCGGTTTGCGCGGTCTGCTGGCGATCCTGCTTCAGGTTGCGCTCCTTGATATCGTACAGCTCTTGCAGCTTTTGTTTCTGTTCCTCGTACAACCGCACCAATTCCTGATTCTGTTCGAGCCGGGCTTGCGCCAGCTTCGCCTCGACTTCGGCCAGCGCCTGGCGCTGTTCCAGTTCCAGGCGCAGTTTCTCCGCCGTGGCGTCGTCGCCCTTCTCGCGGGCAATTTCGGCGTTCAGTTCGGCGAGGCGGTCCTTGGCGTCGCTGGCTTCTTCCTGCATCTGGCGCAGCCGGTCGGTCGCGGCGTCGATGGCGTTCTGAAGCTGGTCGAGGCGTTGCTGGTCGAGCAGGTCGAAGGCGCCGGCCGCGCCCTGGGTGGCTTGCGCCAGCGTCGCCATGCCGATGCGGCCGGATTGGGCCATGGCGTTGAGTTGCTCGGTCAGGCGCTGGGCTTGCAGCGCCTGTTCGTAGAATTTGACCCGAATGCGATCGGCGACTTCGACGGCGCGGTCGAATCCGTCGGTCATGCTGGAAATCACGCGGCTGTTGGATTGCGCGATTTGCTGGGTTTGCTGCAACTGGGTGTTGAGGGCTTGCACCGCCTCGGAGGCGCCGTCCAGCCGGGGCGGCAGCCGTTCGAGGGTCCCGTAGATGCGGACCAGCCCCTCCTGCCAGGCGGCATAGGCGTTTTCCGACAGCGCGCGCATCGCCTGATTGAGCCCGCCGATGGCGGAGACTCCCTCACGCACGGCCTGGGCGTTTTCCCCGGCGATTTCCACCTCTTTTCGCTGGGCGTCCGCCAGGCGGTAGCTGGCCTCGACCGCCGCGTCCTTGGCGACGACCGCCGCCTCGGCGGCGGCGACTTCGTTTTGCTTGGCGGCCACCGCGTCCTTGGCGATTTGGATGCCTTCCCGTTCGGCTTGAGTGCGGATATTGTCCGCGTCCGCCTCGCGGAGCTTCGCCTCGACCACCGCTTGCAGCGCGGCGACTTCCTGCTGTTTGCGCGTCACGCGATCACGCGCCAGGGCGGCTTCCTGTTCCAGCGCCTGGATGGCAAGCTGCGTGGCGCCGGCCTCGTCGCCGCGCGCCCCCGCCAGATCGGCGGCAGCTTTCGTGGCGGCGATGTCCGCTTGCCGCGCGGTTTCGATCAGTCCGTTGCGGCGTTCGAGGGCGGTGGATGCGACGGCGGTCTGTTCCTTGTAACGGCGCAAAGCCTCGTTGTAGGCGGTTTGCGCGGCGATCGAGCCATCCAGCTTGCTCTTGAGCTGATCGAGCTGCCCCAGGGTGACCGCCTGCTCCTCGCGCCAGCCTTGCGCGGCGATGCGCGCGGCGTCCTGCGCCTTGGCCAGCTCGTCCGCCTTCTCCGCCAGGGCGCCCAGCCCCGCGCCGGAAGCCTTCAGGCGGTCATATTCGGCTTGCAGTTGCGCGACCTTGGCGCGGGCCTGTTCGGCGCTGGCGCCCTGCTCGCCCAGCGCCGCTAACAGCACGCCACTGGATCCCCGCACCGCGTCGGCGTGCAGCCGGGCGGCCTGGGCGGCGGCGGCGGCGGCGTCCGCTTCTTTGTTCTTGGCGATGGCATCCTTTTCGGTCGCGTCGATGGTATCGGGCAACACGTCCTGTTGCTGGCGAAGTTGCTCCAGATAGTGCTGGACGCTGTCGGCGGCGCGCGCCAGTTCCGTCGCCTGTTTCTGTTTGGTTTGCGCGTCCTGTTCGGCCAGCGCGATGCCCGCGCGGGTTTGCGCCAGCAGGTTGCCCCGTAGCGCCGCTTCCTGCTGGGCCACATTCGCCCAGGCCTGTTGCGCGGCGGCCACCCGATCCAGGCGGGCGATGGTCAGATCCAGGGTCTGCTGCAACTGCTGGTAATTGAATTGCAGTTTTGTCAGCGATCCGGCGGTGGCATCGGCGGCAGCGCCGGTCTGGGCGGTTTTGCCGGCCAGGGTGGTTTGCGCGGCGGACAGCCGGTCGGCGCCGGCCGCGCTTTTTTCAAATAGCGGGCCGATGGTATCCGAATACCGGGCGATGGCGGCCACTTCGCGCGTCAGTTTGTCGCTAGTGTCCTGCATCGTCTGGTTGAAGCTGGAAAAATCCCAGTTCGCCAGCGCGGCGATAAATGCCCCCGCGGCGGTTCCCGCCAGTTCGAACCCGCCATAAAGCTCGCGCAATCCGACCGCCGCGATGATGGCGGCTTCCTTGAACGCCGACAGTGCCGCGGTGTTGCCGAATTGGGTGACAACTTCGGTATAGGCGTTCTTCAGCCGGGCCAGTTGCGCCTGGAGCGTATCGGAACCCTGTCCGCCAATCTGGTAGGTTTTCTTCAGTTGTTCGGCCAGAGCGGGAAGGACGTCGCTGGACACCACCCCGCCGGTCGCAACCAGTTGATTCAGATCGGCGACGGTCATGTCCAGCGCGGCGGCCAGCGCGCGCGAAGCGCCGGGCAGCGCTTCCTCCAACTGTCCGCGCAATTCCTCGGCCGAGATGGTGCCTTTGCCCATCATCTGGCTGATGGCGGTCAGCGCCTGTTCGGCCTCCTGTCCGCTCTTGCCCATGGCCGCCATGGCGCCGACCACGGCCTCGAAGATCTCGCGGGTTTTCTGCCCCTCCAGCGCCGTGCCCTTCGCCGAGGTGGCCAGCCCGATATAGGCTTTGGAAACGTCCTGGATAGAGACGCCGAGCCGGTTCGAGGTCTCGGTCAGCCATTGCACCTCGGCGGCTGATGCCTCCGTCGATCCGGTCAGTAATGTGAGGGTCTTGCGAAGCGTTTCAGCCTGGGTATTGATTTCGATGAATTGCTGGATGGCGCCGATGCCGACCAGCCCCGCCAGCGCGCCCTTCAATCCGGATTGCAATTCATCCGTCAGCCCCGCGACCGATCGGCGGGTTTCTTCGGCGCCTTCCCGCAGTTCGCGGGTGGGGTCGTGCGCGTCCCGCTCGGATTCATCCAGCAGCTCGTCTAGTTCGCGCCGCAAGTCCTCGATGGAATCGGCGCCCTGCACCAGCGCCTTGATGCGCAGCGCCAGGGTTAAATCGCGGGTGTTGGCATCGGCCATGACGCTACACCTCGATCAGCGCGAGCGATTCGAGCACGTAGCGGGCCGTGCCGGAGGGATTGGCCGGACCGGAATCCCGCACGATGGGCAGCGGGCTGACGGCCAGCGGTTCGGCGGCGGGCACGACGCT